TTGTAAGAGCTACGGACTTATTAAGTGATGATAACGAGCTTTCTATAATTGACCTTAGACAAACTACAGGCGACAAGAAAATAAGAGTAGTAAGTACTTTAAAGTTTAAATGTACTTACGCTATTTCCGAGGAAATAGTATACGCTACAGTTTAAGCGTTAATAGACTAAACAAATTAACGGGCCCTAGTGGACGAGCTGGGGCCCTATTTTAAACCTTATAAAATTAAAAATTATGGCCTGTATATGTGCTAATTTATTAACTGAGGGTATAGACGTACTTTGCGAAAATAACGCCGGGGGCGTACTTCGTATTTTGGTAGCTGATAAATGCCAAATGGTAGACTATACCGAAACCGTACCCGGAATAGTGGACGCTATTACTATGGAAGTGGGTAGCCAATTTTACGAAATTTCTACCCAGCGACTTACGGCTAGCTTTCAAGAAAATGAAACTAATAATTTCGATACTGGTAGTAAGTATTTCGATCAAATTCTAGCGGTAGTTATTGCCCGTAGGGACGTAGACCGACGTAACGCTATAGCTGGCCTAGGGGCTGGTCAAAAGGACCTTATTTTTATCGTACAGGATAGCAACGAAACCGACTGGGCCCTAGGCTTTGACGAGGGGCTTAAACTGGCTACAGCTGTAGGCGGTACTGGTACGAAAAAAGAGGAATTGAACGGCTTTACTATTACGTTTAACGGCCAGGCGTCCGAAATGATACCGACCGTAGACCCAGCTATAATACCAGCCTTATTAATACCAGCGGTATAATAGAAAAAAACAACTAAGGGCCGTAAATTGTACGGCCCTTAATTTAGATTTATGCAACATATAGAGCCGGGGCAAAACTTACTATATATTTACAGCGGTATAGCTGGACTTACTAATTTTAGTATAAAGCTTACGTATAAAAAAGCCCGCGAAATTATAGAAATAAACCTACCTTTAACAGTATTATTTTTTGGTAACAGTTTCTATAAACTAGAAATAGTACCGGCGCCTACGCTAGAGAATGTAGAGTATAATTATACAATAACGGCCGACGGGGTAGACCCTGGGCTAGTGATTGACAAAGGAATTTTAAGATATGGCCCTATTTGATTTTTTAAATTTTAACCGTAAGGGCCCAGCAAAAAGCCCCGACGAATTAAAAGCCCAGTTTTCCGTAGGGGGTACCGGGGGCAACCCAGTAAACCAGCCTTTATACGTAGAAAAAAACAGCGCTAAACATATATATAATTTTGGCCGACTAAACGACTACCCGGATAAGCTTATAAAACTATACGACACCAGCCCAACAAACCAGGCTATAATAAACCGCACGGCTTTAATGATCGCGGGCGGTAATACTGAAATAGAAATAGTAGACGAAAAGGACCTACTTAACTTAATTCACGTAGTAAGCCTACAGCGTTACCCAAACCAAAAGCAAAACCTAGAACAAGTAATTTTTAGCCTGTCCTTTGACGCAAAATTGCACGGGCGTTACGCTATAGAATGTACCTGGAATGATGCACACGATAGAGTAGTAGAGCTAAAGGCTATAAGCGTAGAGGGGGTAAGGGTAGGCTTATTAGAAGATGGTAAGGTAAAGAGCTTAAAATATTCTAGCGACTGGGCCGACAATAAAGAGCCGGTAATAACTTACGAGCCTTTTGACCGTTACGGTACGAAAACTAGACAGCTTTTGCACGTTCAAACGATGAGAAGCGGGCACCTAATTTACGGGCTACCCGACTACTACGCTAGTTTAACCTGGATAACTTTAGAAAAGGAAATAGGCGACCACTACCTAGCTAGCGCCCTAGACGGCTTTAGCCCAAAGGTAAGCGTAGTATTTCCAGGTAAGCCCGAAAGCGAGGAAATAGAGGACGAAATAATAAACAACTTAAACGCCAAATATACAGGCGCTAAGGGTAAGAAAATTATAGGCGTATTCAGTCCACGGCCCGAGCTTATGCCAAAATTTGAGCCTATTAATATCGAAAATATAGATAAACAGTATAACGTAATAGACGAGCAAACCCAAAATAAAATACTTACAGGCCACGGAGTAGTAAGCCCTATGCTTTTCGGGGTAAAGACACCGGGGCAACTAGGCGGGACCGCTGAGCTAGAAACGGCCTTTAATATATATCAAAAGACTGTAGTAGCCCCTTACCAAAATATGATACAGCGAAGCCTAAACGAAATACTAGACGCTAGCGGTAATAAGAATAGAATACTTTTAACGCCCTTAGATATTATAAAAGAGGACGTAATAGAAATAGAGGGCGAAACAGCCCAGGGTAATAAGGTAGCAGAAGCTTTAAACAGTATGAGCCCACTAGTAGCGACCAAAGTACTAGAGAATTTAACTATAAACGAAATAAGAGCGCTAGGGGGCTTAGATAAAGTAGCCGACGGCGACACCGTAAAAAGCCAAATACAAACAGCCCAAAACTTTAGAGAATGATCTTAATAATAGATACCCAGTATTTTGAGAACTTTACTATAATAGATACTGATTTTGATAGTAACAAAGTAAATAACCACCTAGTAGACGCCCAGGAAATACAGGTATACGAATTACTAGGTAAGGACTTATACGACCAGCTACAGCTTGCCCTAGCTGGTACGCCTACTGTAGACGAGCAAATACTAATAGATAAGCTTAAGCCTTTCTTACTTAAAGCTACTGAGCTTAACCTAATACCGTTTTTAAACACACCGGTAACAGCAAAGGGGACCCAGGAACGTAGCGGTAATAATACGACTAGCGCCAGCGGTACCGATAAGGGCCTTATACTAGATAACGTACGGGCGAAAATAGAAGTACATGCCCTAAGAATAGCCAAATTTTTAGACGAAAATAAAGCCTTATACCCTAACTGGCGCAAAGACTGTAACACTAATAAGCCTACATTTTACAGCGCCATATATGGCGTATAAATTATAAATATGAAAGCTAAAGAAATAGTAAAAGTAGCCCTAAGTTTTGTAGGGCAAAACGAAATAAAAGGAAACCAGGGCTTTGAGGACCCGAAATTTTTACAAATTATGCAAAGCGTAGGCTGGAAAATAGGACAAGCCTGGTGCAGTTACTTCGCCGAGGCCGTACTAAAACTAGCCTATAAAGGAAACGACAAAACGCTAGCTATTTTAGATAAACTTTGTAGCGCTAGCGCTGTAAAAACCCTAGAAAACTTTAGTAAGGCCGGCTATAAGGTAAGCGACAAAGCGACGCCTGGGGCTATAGTTATCTACCAAACTATTAGAAAGGGCCGTAAAGCCTGGACTGGTCACGCTGGGATAGTTACCGCTGTATATAAAGACTATTTTGAAACTGTAGAGGGTAATACTGGTAGTAACGGGGTACGCGAGGGCGAAGTAGTAGCAACTAGAAAACGTAAGTACAGCTTTAACGTATATAACGGCTTAGAATTACAGGGCTTTATATGGCCTATAGACGACCAGGGGGCCGACGTAGAAACAAAGGAAACCGAAACGGCCCAGCCTTTTAGTAATACTAAAGAGGGTAACAAATTTAGGCGCTGGGTAAACGATCAATACCCGGAAATAGCTAGCGAGCTGGACCTAGACCGTAGCGGTAAATATAATAACAGCTATATACTTAAAGCCTATGCGCGACTTAACGAGCTTTATACAGCGTAACAGCGTAGTATTTATTACCGCTTACGTAGTACTATCTTTGGTAGTAATTACCTTACTAGCTGTAAAGCTGAGGGGTAAGAATTGCGACCAGGTAAAACCCGAAATATTAATACTAAAGCAATACCGTGAAAAAATTAACCAAATTGATAATGCAAAAGATAGGGCTACTATTGATAGCCTTACTTTTGAGCTTTTCGGCTTTAAGTCAAAATAAGGACAGTACGCTATGCTTTACCACGGACCAGGTAAAAACTTTCCTACGTACTAAGGTAGAGCTACAAAACGCTTTAGAAACAAACCAGGTACTATATAACCGGCTAGTAGATAGCGAGGAAATACAGGCCGACCAATTAAACCAGCTAGAAAAGAAAGCTAAGAAACTTAAAAGGACCAGGGCGATAGCTGGGACTACTGGGGGCCTGGCTTTACTTTTCGGCTTACTGTTATTTATTTAGATATAAATACTTACCTTTACCGCTTAGTTTTGTAGCTGGGCCACGCCCGGCGCTTTGTATTAAGGCCCCCTTATAGAAATATAGAGGGGCTTTTTTTATGCACAAAAAAAATAAATATTGTTAATAACTTGCACGGTATACATTTTTATACTACTATTGCTATACAAACAAACAAAAAATACAAAATTATGATTTACGGAATATTTGACGGGCAAAAATTAATAGCTTTTAGAGGCGCTAATACGCTAGAACTTTTAGGTAAGGCTTACCTTAAACGTATATTTATAGACGAGGGTATAGAGTTTAGCAAGAAAGGAATAGTAAAATACTTAGAGGGCTGGGTAGACTGGTCACAAGATACGGACGAGCCGGCGACTGACCCCCAGGATATGATAGACCAGGCGGTAAGTACTATAGTATATTCAAATGTTCATTTTATGGACGTAGACGCTAGGGCACAAATTACCAACAAAGAAAGGGAAGCCGTAGAAAAGGAAATAACTAGGCTACTAAATTTACCCTATACTAAATAAACCAACGGGGGCGAAAGCCCCCTATTTTAATTAATCTAATACAAACAAAATGAGCGAAACTAAAACTATTACAAACAACCTAAGACGAGTAAATAAACTAGATGAAATATTAGACTTAGAAAAATTTTATAGTATTTCCTTTACTGTGTACGAAATAAGTCTACAGGGCTTTTACGATAATAGAATAGTAAGAGAATTACAGGCTAAAAAATTTAAGGCTACAGTAAGCGAAAATGGATATACACAACTAAAAAGGGGCGCCCTTACTATTACTTTTACCTAAAACTAAACGAAATGAAAAAAATTTTTAAACTTTTTGGCCTAGAGGAAATACAGGTACTAACCGGGGTACACTTATACAGCGACGGCTTAAAAACTTACGAGGACAGCGCTATACAGTTTACACACCTGGGCGACTTCGACGACGAGCTAGGGGCCTTATTAGAAGCCCAGCGAATTATAGACAAAGGAATAGGCACCTACGACCACGGCCTAGAAATAAAAGGGGTATATATAAAAGCCGACTAAATGAAATTAAAAATAAAAGAACTACCCAAAGTACACTACAGCGAAATAAACCAGGTACCGCTTTTAAACTTTCGCCAGCGATCTACTACGGAATACTGGAAAATAAACGGCCGTATAGACGAGGACCTACTAGAAAAAATAAGAATATTAAAACTATCTAAAAATGAATTTTACAATAATAGACTACCTAAAGCTACTAAACGAAAAGTATACAATAGAAAACGCTTTATATATATTAACCGAAATAGACGAGGACGAGCTAGAAAAGGGCCAGTATTTAAGTACCCCCGAAAGTATTACCAGGGTATGTATAGAAATAATAAAGGCCGAGCGCCTAGACAGGAAAGGACGACAAAGCCGACTAGTAGACAGGCGAAGCTATATAGCCAGCTTACTAGTAAACGAAGCCTACAATACTTTAACCTATACAGGAAAATTATTAAACCAGTACCACGGTACAATATTGCACCACGTAAAGCGAGTTAAAAACTTAGAAAAGGACAAACAATATATAGAAAACGTAAAGGACTTAAACGACTTTTTTAATAAAAATAAATCTAAAATATGAAACTATACGCCGTAAAATTAATAGTATACTTAGACGCTGAGGACGAGCTAGAAGCCGTAAGAAATAGTAAGGAAATAGCCGACGAGCTGGGCGAAACCACAGGGCACCGTACAAATATTATAGATATGGTACAGCACACCTACGACCTACAGGCTAAGCCGGTAAACATAGCCGAAAACTTGCATAGGCTATTTGTAGAAACTGAAAAAAATACCTAATATTAACGCCACAAAGCAAAACAAAACTAAAATTTATGAAAACCTTTCAAGAGTACCACGACGAAAACCCCCAGGTATACGATCAATTTAAAACTATTGCCTGGGAATTAATCGTAAACGGCCGGACCCACTACGGCGCAAAGGGTATAATAGAAATAATACGCTATAATACTTATACCAAAGCTAAGGGCTACCCCGAGGGTATAGAATTTAAAATTAATAACAACTACGCCCCGGACTACGCCCGGCTATTTATGGAAAGCTACCCGCTATACCGTGATTTTTTCAAAACCCGCGAGCTAAAAAAGGCCCGCAACTAATACAAAGCAAATGATAAAAACTAAAAAGGAAAGCTTTATTTTATATAAGGACTTCTACCAGGCTATAAAACACCTGGACGACAAAACCCTAGGCCAGCTATTTAGATCGCTTTACGAGTACCAGGTATACGACGTAGAGCCCGAGCAAAAAAGCCCGGTATACCTACCCTTTGCCTTTTATAAAAATCAATTCCACGTAGACCAAAAAAAATACGATAAGGTAGTAGAGCGTAACAGGACCAACGGGGCGAAAGGCGGGCGACCACCAAAGGAAACCCAGGAAACCCAGCGGGTAAAAGAACAACCCAAAAAAGCCGGTACTGATACTGGTACTGGTACTGTTACTGATACTGTTACTGATACCGATACTGATATAAAGGAAATAGTACTACCCTTTTCTAGCGAAAAGTTTAGTACGGCCTGGCGACTTTGGAAAGCGTATAAAAAGGACGTTTTTAAATTTCAGTATAAAGGACCTATAAGCGAAACTACAGCACTAAAAAAGCTATACGATTTAGCCCAGGGCGACGAAAACAGCGCCCTATTGATCTTAGAAAATAGCGTAGGCAACGGCTGGAAAGGTTTTTTTAAACTAGATAAGGACCAGGCCAAAGGGGGCCAGGTAGATAGCGAGTATATAAACGAACTAAAAGCCCGACTTAATGACTAATATAATTAAGGTAGAAAAAAA